TAAAGCTAAAGATGACTTCATGTCCTTTGTCAAAGCTGTTTGGCCCGAGTTTATAGAAGGTGCGCACCACAGAGTCATTGCAAAAAAATTTAATGACCTTGCAGAAGGTAAAATTAACAGACTCATTGTTAACATGCCACCCAGACACACAAAATCTGAGTTTGCAAGTTATCTTTTGCCAGCATGGATGGTGGGCCGTAATCCAAAATTAAAAATTATACAAGCAACTCACACTGGAGAACTAGCAATTAGGTTTGGTCGTAAGGCAAAAACACTAATTGACAGTCCAGATTATAAAAAAATTTTTGAAACAACACTAAGAGAGGACTCACAGGCTGCAGGAAGATGGGAAACTGCGCAAGGTGGTGAGTATTTTGCTGCTGGTGTTGGTGGAGCAATCACTGGACGAGGTGCGGATCTACTAATTATTGACGATCCACATTCAGAACAAGACGCATTATCTCCAACAGCCATGGAAAATGCTTACGAGTGGTATACATCTGGTCCAAGACAACGTTTACAACCAGGAGCCAAGATCGTTTTAGTCATGACACGTTGGTCAAAGAAAGATTTGACAGGAATTTTGATGAATAATCAAAAAGAAGTTAAAGGAGATCAGTGGGAAGTGGTCGAATTTCCGGCAATCATGGACCATGGACCTGTTTGGCCTGAATATTGGAACATTGACGAGCTAGAAAAAGTAAAAGCAACGCTTCCGGTTGGAAAATGGAACGCACAATGGATGCAACAACCAACTTCTGACGAAGGAGCGATAATAAAACGTGAATGGTGGCGTAAATGGGAAAAAGATTGGCTACCAACTTGTAATTATATCATTATGTCTATGGATACAGCGTTTTTAAAAAAAGAAACTGCTGATTATTCTGCAATAACCACCTGGGGTGTGTTTTATCCTAACGAAGACAGCAAACCTAACTTGATTTTACTAGATTCACTAAAAGAACGTTACGAATTTCCAGAATTACGTCGTGTTGCATTGGATCAATACAAATATTGGAATCCTGACATGGTTATCGTTGAGCAAAAGGCATCGGGTACGCCTTTGACCCACGAGTTGAGGCAGATGGATATTCCAGTTATGACCTTTACACCGAGCCGTGGTAATGATAAACACGTTAGAGTTAATTCATGCGCACCGTTATTTGAGGCAGGAATAATATGGGCCCCCGATATGAAGTACGCTGAAGAAGTCATTGAGGAATGTGCATCATTTCCATATGGCGATCATGACGACTTAGTTGATAGTACAACTATGGCAATCATGCGATTCAGACAGGGAGGCTTCCTACCCCATCCAGAAGATTACGAAGACGAAAAAAAAGAACCTAGGAAGATGGAGTATTATTAATGAAATTAAAATTGGCAGATTTTATTGCACGTCTTACACGAGGCTATGTTGCAGCAACAGGTAAACAACCAGATAATTTAGCTAAAATTAAAATTAGATTAGAAGCTGCAGAAAAATTAAGACAACAAGATAAAGTTATTGATATTAGAGATAGACTTCCAGGTCTAGAAGGTTTGTTACAAACAGGTTTAGTTAGAAAAGGAAGAAACGTTCAAAAGACAACACCTAAACCAGAAGTTGATCCAAAATTAAGAACTGCCGAAGACATGATGGAAGAAAACAAAAAAGCTATTAAAAGATTTGAAGAAAAAATGAAGGAAGATAGAGACTTTTCTATAATTGATCCAGAAAAAAAAGCAGGCGGCGGTCGAATGGGTTTGAGTTATTTACTTGCAGAAGATGGTAATGAAAGAATTCCTTTTGCAGCAGGTGGTATAGATAAACTTAGAAGACTGTTTTTAAAAATGTTAGGTGCAGGTGCTGCAACAACAGCCGCTGTTAAAAGTGGAATAATTGGTTTTGGTAAAAAAGGTGCAACTAAAAAAGTTGCAAAAGAAATTATAAAAACACCAAATGCACCAGGTAAACCAGAATGGTTTGATTCTCTTGTAACAAGAGTTATTAACGAAGGTGATGATGTAACTAAAAAATTTGCAACTAAAGAACGAGAAATTGTTCATGCAACAAAAGTAGATGATGATGCAATGGTAACAGTTTACCGTGATCTAGATGAAGGAACAGTTAGAGTTGACATTGATGATGCAACAACAAACGTTATGGACGAACAAGGAAACGCAATTGTATCAATGCAAGTTAAAAAAGGTGAAATTATTGAACCTGTTATTGAAGGTCCAATGAAAGGTAAGGTTGGTGGTAAAACAGAACCTTCATTTGAAGCGGTAGAAACTGATTATAGAAATTATATGGATGGTCCTGATGATTACACAACAGAAGTTATGGAGAATGTTGTTGATGATACAAAAGATTTAACAGCTGATCTAACTAAAGTTAAAATGTATGCAAAAGGTCAGAATAAACCTACAATAAAAGAAATGATGATACAAAGAGACAGAGCTAAAACTTTAAAACAAGCAGAAGAAAATCCTGCAGAGTATGCAGCAGATCGTGGTCCTGATATTGATTATTCAGATTACGATGACTATGCATCCGGTGGTATTGCAAGAATGTTAGGAGAATAATGACCCCTAAAGAAATTTATAAATTTATTATAGAACAAAGCCCTGAGCCGTTGATTAAGAACCCTGTTCTTAGAAAAGTAGTTGATCAAGAAAGACTTGGTTTTTATCTTGGTAAATCTGTTCCATCAAAAGGAACTATAGAAGATGCTGATACTAAAAAAGCAGAAGACGCATTAAGTGGTGTTAATGAAGTTATGAAAGTTGCTGATTTACAAAGACAAGGACATATTGGTCATTTCTATGCTGATGGAGGACGAATTGGTTTTAAGAATGGTAAAAATGTATTTTTAAAACAAGGTAAAAAATCTAGATTTACTTCTGGTGCTGAAACAACCGTAATTAACGGAAAAGAATATTTAAGAATTACTAAAAAAGGAGATCCTAACTTTGGTAAATATGTTTATAGAACTTCAATTGCAACTCCTGGTTATGGTAGAAGCGGTAAATCTAAAAATGAATACTTAACTCGTGATGAGTTAGTTAAAAGAGTTAGTGCACCTAAAACAGGAAAAGCTTCATATATACCAAAAAAAGAATATACACAATCACTAGAAAATATTAAAACGTACGTTAAATCTCAAGGCGGTCCGTCAAAAGTTTTTTTATCTGATCTTGTAGAAATGTTTGGTGATTCTACTACAACAGGAAGAGACATGAAAACAGAACAAAGAATTGAAAAAGCATTAGGTGATGATTATAAAAAACTTATATCTGGTGGCGAGAGAAAAAAAACAACTCAAACAAATAAAATAAAATTTAATAAACTTGTTAGAGATGTTAATCGTGGAGATAAACCATTAATAAATTTAACTCAATCAAAAACAAACATTGCTCCAAATCAACTTAAACAATTATTAAATCCTACTGAGTTAAAAATGTATGAAAAACTTTCACCAAAATTTAAAGCAGTATTATCAAGAGTTATACAACCTCGACAAAGATATTCTTTAGACGATGTTAAAAATATTAGTGAAACAACTACTAAAACTTTTAATAAAATGACAAAAAATTATCCTTTATCAATTGTTGCACGAACCGACATTTTTAAATCAGGAACACGTTTTTTTAATAACAAAAGTTATATTCTTGGTCAAATAGCAAGACATGTTAGCGAAGGTGGTAATTTATATAGACACGTTAGTGGAAATAAAATGTCTGATGTTAAATTTAGAAATAACAAAACAGGTAAATTAATCACATATAGAAACATAGATATAACTGATCCTGAATTTAAAGAAGCTGCAACTATATATGATGAGTGGGACACAGTTAAAAATACAAAAATAAATAATCCATTAAAATCAGGAGAAAAAATAACTATAGCTAAAGCCATGGCTAGTGGAGGAGATAATTTAGTTATCGACCATTTAGATGTAGACGGTGTAAAAGGTAATCCTTTAAAAAATTTAGCTATTACTAATCAAAAAGCTAATATGGCTGGTCAAATAATAGGATTAACTCAAGCAGAGGCAGATGCGATTGGAAGAGGTAAAAAATTTTCTGTAGAAGATAATATCAAAAGATATTCGAGTTATGGAGATAAACTTTTAAAACAATCTGCAGGAGATTATAATTTTAAAAAACTTACTCCTAGTGAAACTATAATTAAAAAAACTGGAACTTTAAAAGGAAAAGAAATATCCACACCTTTACGTAAAAAACTTATGACGTTTTGTCCAAGAGCAAAAAAAGGGGCTGGTGGTGAAGCTGTATCTTGTACAATAGACGAAGCCATGGATGGTTTAATAAAAGAGTCAGAACAATTTAAATCAGGAACAATGAAAGAAGCACAAGCTAGAAAAACAGCACAAAAAATAAGAGCGGTTACTAGAGTTGGCACAGGATCAACACTAACAGGTTTGTTAGGTCCTTATGGACTTGCGGGCGAGGTTGTTATTGATGGAAGTATAATGGCTAATAATATGTTAGATGGAGGAGATACATACAAAGAAGCGTTATCTAAATCTTTAATCAAATATGCAATGCCAACAGATGCAAGAAAAAAATTAGAAAAAGAAACAGATAGAGACACAATGATTTTAGGAAGTGATACACAAGGATTAGCTGGAGACTATGTAAGTGCTAAACAAAAATATGATGATTTAATTAACAAATATGAAAATCTTCAACAAATTAAAAAAGATGAAACTTTTGATCCTGATACGTTAGTTTCAACATATTCTCCTAAAGATGAAATAAAAGCAAAAAAAGAGTTTGAAAGATCTCAAATTAGAGCAGAGCCATTGTATGGAAAAAATATTTTTGATGTTTTAAAATTTGGTTCACCAGAACAAGAAGCTTATGCAGCCAAAGAAGAAGTGTTTAATGCTCAAAAGATGCAAAATAAAATGGACTATGATAGAAAAATTTTAGGATCACTTAAAGATTTATTTGGCACAGGTTTCTATAGCCCTGAACAATTAAAACGATTACAAAAAAAAGCTGATAGAGAATCATTAGCGATAGGTCAAAGATCATACGAAGATAAAATGCAAGAGGTAGCAGATTATGGCGGTGTAGCTAATCTAGCAGGTGGTGGAATAGCTAGTTTACCCGGCGTAAGACAAGGACCTGCGCCTTTATCTGGGCCACTTCCAGATGGGTTGCCTTTTGTCCCTAACCGTGTTACAAAAATATAGGAGATTTAAATGGCAGAAGTAGATAAAACTCTCCCAAATGTAAAACAACCAGGCGAAGTCGTAAACGAGACTGAAGCTAATGTTAACATTGTGGAGGAAACACCAAAAGGTCCAGTAGAAATTACTGAAGACGAAACAGGCGCAACAATTGATTTTGATCCAACAGCAATGCCACTTCCTGAAAGTGGAGATCACTACGCTAACTTAGCAGATTTATTACCAGAAGACATTACAGATCCATTAGGTAGTCAATTACAAACTGATTACATGGAATATAAAATGTCGAGAAAAGATTGGGAAAGAGCTTACATTGTTGGTTTAGATTTATTAGGATTTAAATATGAAAACAGAACTCAACCTTTCCAAGGAGCTTCAGGTGCAACACACCCAGTTCTTGCAGAAGCTGTTACACAATTTCAAGCATTAGCTTACAAAGAATTACTTCCTGCAGATGGACCAGTAAGAACACAAGTTATGGGTGTATCTACACCTATGAAAGAGATGCAATCTCAACGTGTTAAAAATTTTATGAACTATCAACTTATGGATCAAATGAAAGAATATGAACCCGAGTTTGATCAAATGTTATTTTATTTACCTCTTGCAGGTTCTACATTTAAAAAAGTTTATTACGACGATTTATTGGGACGAGCAGTCTCCAAGTTTGTACCAGCGGATGACTTAGTAGTTCCGTACACGGCAACCTCATTAGACGATGCGGAGTCTGTCATCCACGTACTAAAAATTTCTGAAAATGATTTAAGAAAACAACAAGTTGCTGGTTTTTATTCTGATATTGAATTAGCAAAACCAAATAACACTATTACAAATGAGTTAGAAGAAAAAGAGAGAGAAGTAGAAGGTCTTACAAAATCCCAAAGAGTCGAACCTTTGTACACACTTCTAGAATGCCACGTTAATCTAGATTTAGAAGGTTTCGAAGAAGTTGGTCCCGACGGAGAACCAACTGGAATAAAATTACCTTACGTCGTTACAATCGAAGAAGGTAGTAGGAAAGTTTTGTCTATTAGACGAAACTTTGCGCCCAATGATCCAAAGAAAAATAAAATCCAATATTTTGTCCACTTCAAATTTCTGCCAGGACTAGGATTTTATGGCTTAGGATTAATTCATATGATTGGCGGATTGAGTCGTACTGCAACTGCGGCTCTCCGTCAGTTATTAGATGC